TTCATATACGGGTCGTAGCCACCGAGCTTCTGCGTGTTGAAGTCGGCAATGAACATATCGCGGAACCAGCTCCGCATACCGTTCTCGCTGATGACCTCGAGCTGCTCTTTCTGCCCATCGCCGTACAGGTGTATGACGGCACCCCGCTTGGCGTCGGTAAAGAACTTGTGTGGCCCCCACTCCGCAAAGCTCTCGGGGTTGTTGCTGATGCCGAAGTCCTCGACGCGGGCTACCTGCGTACCCAATACCTCAGGCACAGATGCAATCAGGCTCTCGCCAGTGGTGTCAGTAAGGAGGTTCTTGCCTGCCAAGACGTAGCTAATCTTATCCTCCTGCAACGTGAGGATATCTGTGCGCCTACCGAACAGCTTCTCTACAGGCCCATAGCTGTCCTCCAGTGGCTTGAAGTTGAGCAAGCCAAGGTTGAACTCATTGAGCTTATTGATGTTCGTCTCATCGTTGATGACGCCGCTGTACGTCAGGTCAGCAAAGCGCCGCACCTCAGAGAAACGCTCATCGCTAGTCGTAGTAACGCGGTTGCCAAGCGTAAGCGGTTTGCCTTTAATCGAGTCACGAATCTTGTAGCTCTCGACACCATTGCCGTAGCTGAAGCAGTTGAAGAAAGCCGTGTCTACAATGCCCGGCTGCCCCGTGGCATTGATTTGATTTTGAACATTACCGTAGTGATTTCCAAATGGGTCAATCGTATACGATGCGCTCGACTCATACCACAGGTCGGGCAGCGCGGGTGTGGGTTCCGTCTCGAAGGTGATGGTTTGTGTAGCCCGCGTTATAGAAAGGCTCGCCTTGACCCTAGACCTACGGTTGGGGCTGTTGCCACCGCTTACACCACCGCATTTCTGAACGCCGTAGATAACAAGCCATGGGCCTCCCGCGCCACCTTGGTCAGTCCATAGCATGACTGTCCCCGTATTAGCTGGAACACCAAAAGTGTCTGTATCGGGTCCGGTATACTCAGGCAAGACCGTCATTTCCGGAGGGTTTCCATTGACGTCTCCCGTAAATCCTTCCGCTGCCTCGATGGTGGCAATCACGTCGTTGGGCGTGGAAGTTCCGTAAAACCAATCTATGATGTCATTATAATCCGTCTCCACCTCCCACGTGTGGTCGAAGTCGAGGGTCAGTTTTTCGCAGCCGCCGCTTCCGTCGCCACGGCCTTGGCGGGTAAGGCTGAACGTAAGGCGGATGCGGCTGCCTGCGGGAACAGGGTTGAGGACACTAAGGGTTTTGTCGTTGAACTTATATACGAGAACAGGATAGTCTCCGGGGTCAAATTGACCGTTCTCTGTCCTTTGGTCCGAGCCTCCGTTGGTGCCTGCCGATTGCTCCCCGGGAGCTGTGTTTTGAAGAACAAGCCCACTAGAATTCTCCGCTGGTCCGTACGCGAAGTCCGGGTTCATCTTCATATATGTACCACCAATAGCAGGTATAGGGGTGGTTCCGGTATCGTCAAGCTCACCCACTGCAAAGGTTTTCTTTTCTAACGCCTCAGCATAGGTGCAGGAAGTGACCGCACCAGCGGAGTCGCTTTTTACAATGTACCTGTCCCCCTTCTCAACCTTGGCCGCGTTCTCCCCTTCGAGCAAGAAGTAAACATCAATCACATCAGGCTCAGGTAAAAGCGGGTCCGGAACGGGCCACACAAAAAATTGGTTGGTGTAGATGGTCTCATACAGGTCGGTGTCAGGCTTGATGACAAACTTGTATCGAGAAGCCCACGACGGAGCCAGCATAAGGGATGGTATCGTAACCCGAATCTGATTCTGGAAGATGGAGTCGCCACACTCTAGCTCAACCTTATTGTTAGGAGCAACAAGGGCAGTGCTAGACCTACCAAACTCGTCCATGTACACAATGCCAATCTCATAGACTCGATTGCTGTGCAAGCTAGGGGCCGAAAACGTAGGCTGAGCACTCGAGGTCTCTGCGTCCAATGGCGTTTGAAGCAATGTCGCATTGAACCCAAGCTTAACGGTTTGGCCGTTCAGGTTGCGCATATTGTACCCCTCGAGGTAGTTGCCATAGACAATCCTATTGCCCATAAGCGTCTGCGCCTTGGCCCGGCGTGGGACGTTATCGTACAGCCGTAGTATCTCGCTCTCGGGAAGGATGGTAAAAATCTTCCGCTTGCTAAACTGAATGGTGTAGTCGGAGTTATCCGTCAAGGCCGAGTCCGCCTTGTCCACCTTCTCAATGACGCGGATGATATTGTCATCCATCTCCTTGAACAGGATGTCGATACCCTTTACCAAAGAGCTGCCTGTACGTACAGTAACGTCACATACCTGAACGGAGTTGACCATACCCTCGTTGAGGTATGACTCGGTAGTGAAAGCAAAGGGCTCGCTCTCAAAGATGGGGGCACTAAACTGTGACGTGGCCGAGTACTCGTTGTTGGCATATTCCCAACGGTATCCAAAGCACAGAAACCTGTCCTCCATATAGTCCTCGCGGGACACCACATCAACAGCAGTAACCACAGGAGCTGCATTGGGTGGTCGCTTGATGACGAGGATATCGTCGCCCAAAAGACCACCATCAACAAAAGCCACGGGCTCAGGGTAGGCCGTAGTCACATTGATGCGCCGAGGGGCGTTAAAGTCGTCGGTAAAAAACAACAGGTCGTCAACCAAATTGACGCCAGTGATAAGATACTGCGGGTCGAAGTTGAGGGTTGTAGTTGTGCCCGTAGGGTCAGTAGGGTCTTCGATGCTAACTACGTGATACGTAAGCAGATTGCTACGCATATTGTACGAGACGATGAGGTCAAGCTTGCCCGTAGCGCCTTCAGTAAAAGCAGGGTCGTGGACAAACCAGTACATGGTCTCGTTAGCCCCATCGCTATACGCCCCAAGGCAGGTGGCGTTGTCACTCAAGGGCGTTCCCGTAGGGGGGTACACCAGCGTAGTGAGCTGGGTATTGCCCTTGCTGTTCTCTACCGCTCCAATCTCCGACTCCTCCGTGGAGCCCATACGGATATTCTGCGCGTCGATATACTCTCCTTGGGGAACAAGGCGCTCGTCGACGCTCTTGTTCATGCGCCCCTTGATGAAGTTCCGGATGAGGTTTGCCATTACTTAATCCACTTTTCGCGACCACGCAGGTTCATAAGCAACCGTCCCGGGTGGATATTGCTCATGCGAATCTTGGCGTTGCGTAACAAAGCGGTCTTCTTTTTGCGGGCTCGGCCTACGATGTACTCCTGTACGCCCAGCTTGGCGTCAAGGATAGCGTACTGGATGTACGCATAGACGTACTCCTCGAAGAGCTTGTTCACGCTAATCTGACTGTTGTCCCCGTTCTCCATGCCGTCGCTGACATACTCGAGGATGCACAGCTCGTCAGCCATACCGCTGCTGAAATTGATGACACCCGCACGCTTGTCAATCTTAAAGGTCGGGTTGGCGTTGGCGGTCTCGGTGTTCAAGCCATACCGCGCTCCGATAGCCCAATCGAAATACCATGTGCCCTCGTAGCAGTACCCAAGCTCCCCGTCGAGGGGGCTGTTCTCGTTGAGGTATATGCTCTGCTTGGTACCCTTGATACGGTCGTAGTCGATGGTCGAGTCTTGGGGGCGGAGGATGCCTCCGTTTTGGTCAAACAGGATGCGACAATCGTTGTCTTGCAAATACGCCGAGCTCCAGTTCGTCTGGATGTTCTCCGTTAACGGCCGAAGGATTCCGTCCTTATACAGAGAAATACGCACCCAGTTCACGTAGTCGGGAGGAAGCACAAAGCGCAAGTTGTCGCAGACGCTGAGCTCGAGAATCTTAATCTCCTTCATCGCGTCGTAGTTGAGCTCTTGGATAGCCCGCTTGGCGTGGAAGAGAATCTTGTACCGCTCCTCGTTGTTGACCAAAGAATGGTTGCCGTTGTACATCAACATGAAATTGTTGACAATGTCTTGCAACGAGACGTACTGGTAGCTACCCCAGTTGGCATCCTCGGGGAGGGCGCCGTTATTCTCGTAATACTGATACTCTGTGATATACGGCATTACTGTTGTTGTTCTTCGGCGTTAGCGAACTGATACACATCGCCTTCGCGGATGCTCATGCCAGCCATCTGCAAGATGCGATAAACCAAACGGGGCTCGTCTTCAATGGGCAGCTCGAAGTCTTGGTAGTCAGGCTGACTCTGGTCAAAGACCGGCTCGCCGCCAACAAGGGATACATACGTCCACTTCGGGTCGAAGGGATACCTGATGTACTGCGCCTGCACGTCGCCCGGCTGGTTGAAGGTCGCAGGGAAGACCGTGATGCTATCGCCCTGCAAGGTGTAGGCAGGGAACTGCGTAGAGGGGGCCGTCAGCAAGCTCGCGTTGAGCATGGTAATCTTACTGTGGCTTACCGGCTCGGCCTCGATGTCACCCGCCAGAACTTTGTTGAGGAGGTAGTAGTCGTCGCCCGTGGTGGTTAAGCTCGGGGTGAAGAATACGTTTGGTGTCGCCGGGTCGGGGGATTGCGTCAGCGGGTTGGTAACCGAGAAGACGTTGATGGCTTCGCTGATACCCTTGCTCATGTCCGCATACTCCGTACCCGACATGCGGGCGTTCTCTGCGTTGATGGCCTTGTTGAGGTCGGTGAAGTAGCTCTCAAAGATTTCAAGCTGTGCCTGCTTGGCAAAGAGATTGAAGTCCGAGGGAGAGATGTATCCGTAGTTGTTCTTGTTCAGAATCGACAGTACGGTATTACGGACTGAATTAATCATTGCCTAAAGATAAAAAAGCCGCCCGAAGGCGGCTTTCTTGTTCATGTGTGTCAGATGCTTACGCAGTGACACCCGGAGTGATAGACGTAATAGCCGACCCGGAAGGGATTTGCACAACGGAAACGGGCACGCGCCAGTTGGTTTGAGCCGCATTCACAAGGGCATTGTTGATGCTATCACGGACAGCAAGGATGGTGCCTGTAAGGAC